CTTTAAATGAAAGACGGCAGGCGCCCGTGGCAAGCCTACCATATTTCTGCTATCAAGAAGCGGCCACTCTCTGAGATCTTTCACGGAATCTAACCGTGATCAGGTCTTTAAGATCCCCCCACACTAGTGGGCAAAGAGTCAGTAAACTACCTAGGCTACTAGGATATATCCACTTGGCATAAATATTTTTTATACCACCACAATCCGATAACGTTCGTCAATCACCTATAATGGTTCTACAAGTTTGGTTACCAAAACTTAGTCCCAATTATACGGCTCAAACCCGACCCTACCAGGATCAGATAAGAGAGAGGTATATTCAAATAATCCTCTTTCTTCTCAATGACTTCCATCACATCACAGGAGCATTTGCCCTGTTCTGAGATTGAAAGATCATCACTCCTGATGGCCATCTGACCAGCTTACAAACACTTCATTTCAAATTGAAGTGGCTGAAGATGTCTCGACATATTCTAAAATATGACTATCAACTTGAGTCGCATCTAAATGCGAAACAAAGAGACTAGAAATATAAGAAGTATAGGAAGATAACGATGTATAAACATCGGGTATCAACCCATGAAGAGAAACGGTAAGAAATAGACAACCAAGAAGGAAGATTAGGAATCATAGAATCAAACTATCAGAAGACTTTTCAACTGGCTCAACTCTAACAGGTTGATTATCAGAAGCAAAGAAATCTATATAGGGAGGATTTGGAGAAGGAGAGAAACTAAGAGTCGCACATATAAGTGCAATTCAAATAATTCCTCCAATCAAAAAATCATACCAATTTCTAGGATTAGACAAGAATAGCCAAGTTCTTCGTAAATAAAACGAAAAGCTACGGCGATTCGAAGTCAACCTAAGCACCATAAGTGAGAAAAAGCCTAAACCAGCCTTAGAACTAGTGACTCTAACAGTATCTCTTCTAATTTCAGTCTCTGAAGAAGGGGGTAGAACAGCCCCAAACTTCGAAATCTGAATAGAATCTGATACGGGAACAGCCAAATCTAATGGTTTCTGGGGACCTTCTGTTAATCAATTAACAGCTGGTTTTCCAGACATTCGCTCAGTCGACGATAAATTAACATTTTCGTATCGACTAGCAAATGAAGACTTATTGGGAACGGGAAATTCACTAAGATCGGAATGTAAAGTCCGAGTCTTAGGAGGAATATATCCCGAGGACCCACCGCCCGTCTGAGATTTTTCATCACGAGGCCCATCAAAAAATACTCAAGAAGATTCTAGAGCTAATTTTTGATTGAAAGGATCGTCTCTAAATCCACTTTTTATTGATTTCTCAATAAACTGTAGATATTTAAAGGCATCTTTCACGACACTACTTCCCCTTTCCTTAACAAGAAAAGGGCGTAGGTCGGAAGCAGCGGACTCCACTTCGTCTAATCACTTCAACAGCAACCCTAACGAATATTTCGATAAGGAAACTGACGAATAAAAAGACATAGTGAGAAAAGGATTAGCCAAGTTGTCATCTAGTTTTCTGATCCAACAGTCTCAAGAAAAGAGACCAGGACCAGATAATCTAGGAACAACCGGATCTTCCTTTTCAGGCATATCGATATTATATCCCGGAATATTATTCCGACGTATAAAATCTTCAGCCCTATCTAAACCAGTTAGATTGGGATCATAACTTAAATTCCCTTTCTTTGAAAGTGAATAAGATGATTCAATCACTGGCTCCTCCTCCTTAGGGTATTTAGGAATTGAGTCAATCAAGCCTAACCTAAGAAGAATTGTGAGTTTAAAACGCCATCGATCCTCTATAGAGAAAGATTTACAAATCTTCTGTATACGACGAACGAGGTAAGCTTTATACCAAGTGGACTCAAACATATATGAATGAGACCATCTAGGTTCTAGATCGTCAACCGGAAGTCTTCGAAGAAGACGAAGGCTGACGTCTATTGCTCACTTAGAAGGAAAATTAACAAGAGTTAAAGATCCTTTCTTCATTAGGGTAGAACGAGAATTTCTCATTTCCCTTAATAGCCAATCATAAGGAACCTTTCCTGAAGAAATCGCCAAGGATATTAACCCTAAAAGGGCAAATTGATCCAAAGGTAACTTCTTTATGGTTCGCCTAGTCCTTTTCATGATAGTACGAAAACTAGGGATAAAATAATCCTTAATTCGAGTACTTCATCATGCAAAGATACTTAAACGACCCTTAAATGTATCCTGATTAAGGAACATTCGGAAAGATAAAGGGGACACGTCCTCTCCCTTCAGGGAAGTTCGCTTTGCGAACTCAACTGTAGGGGGGGAAGTATGAGAAACTACACTCTTTGCCATATTGAGTTCGACTCCATAAAGAGTCATAACTTCAACATACTTAGAAGCTAATGAGGGATCAAAGATGACGATATCGTCACCAAGAACCTCATAAGCCTCAGTCCAACCTTGATTTCCGATTAAACGGTTACAATATTGGACAATAGCATGATGGCTAAGAGCTAACATTCCTCACGAAGATAGGGCCCCCATCGGCTGTCCTACAGAGTAAAATAGAACTCCAGGGTCTAAATCATACTTGTTTCGAGGAATACGATATTCCCGAGCAGTAAGAATAAAACCCCAGAGACTACCTAGATAATCTCCAATCTTACCAGACAACAACTGTATCTGGATAGAAAGAGGCAATCTATCTGTAGCGGCAGACAAATCAAAACCATAACTATGACCATACTTTTTAGCCTTGGATAAAGCTCTTTCAAAAGCTTCTCCCTGGTTAAAAGTGGCATCATTAGGTAATGATTTCAATAGGGAGAAAATAGAGTCATGCAATGGTTTGAAAATTGATTGAGTTCAAGAATCAACCATAGCAAAAACTCTTAATTTCCCAGCTGCCTCTTCTTTAAAACTCAACCTTCCCAAATAAGGATCAGGTCTAAGACCTTTCATCCCATTAGGGTAGGGATCTACAGTGATTTTCTCAAAGCTTTTTGCTAACGGAGAATTCTCAAACTTGAATCCAATTCGAGTTGAGAATACATCATCTCCGCCAGTATTAAGCATTGTGGCCATCTCTGAAGAGGAATAAGTTTTATTACTCTTCCGATTTCGCCAAGTCACTGAGATTCTTGACACATTAAGTGGCATAGATGAGACACCTAATAGTCGTTCTAACTCCGTATTTCCAGACACTCTCAATCACTCAGAAATTAGAGTGAATTGAGTTGGGTGTCTTCTGATGAGCCAGGCATCATATGCCCAACCTCATCAAGAAAAAACGGAATTAGTAGACGAAGAGGTTTGAAGAGGAAGCAACCCCACTTGACGTCCTTTCTTGCCCTTAAGATTAAACGGTTGGCTTCGAATAAGTTTCCAGAAATCATTTCTGAAAAAACCCAAAGACCCAACTATAAAATCTTCAGAGCCCTTATAACTGTCTGTTATCGTGGAAATCTTCGCCTTTACAGGCGCCGATATAACACGATATAGACTAAATAAGGTTAAATAGAATTGAACTACAGATAACGATTTGCTTAAAATAGCACGTCTATCTCTAGTACCAATAATATTTGGAAGACCACTAGTGGAGAGGCGAGGTAACGGGAGCTCAGGCTCGATCTCACGAAGAGACCGGACAGGAGTACCCGCTATCGCCCTCTGAATACTCAAAAGGGCAGCTTTAAGGTACTTAACCACAAAGAGACTACCATGTTTTTTTTGTAGAAAAACAAGGTAGGATCCAAAGCGGTAAAAGACTCTAAGCTTTGAAGTAACCTTCCTATCCCGATGAAGAATAAGCTCTGAAATTTTTCAGGCAAACTTCATAAGGATAGCTGGAAAGTTTTCACTATCCAGGGCTACCAACTTGCTTCCTTCCACTATAAGAGAACGATATAACGTATAGGAGGAAATTGTGGATTTCAAATTTTTGAATTTCATAGTTTTCTTCATATATAATTATATTATTTTCCAAAGTGAGGGGAGGCTTGTCTGCGCTGTTCTCGTAAGAGGACGCCAGGCATGGAAGCCACTTCAAAGGTAGAGAAACCTTAAATTCTCTGCTACCTTTTCCCACTGATTCATATATACGACTGCAACCTTTTTCGCAAAAAGCAAGCAGGCTATCCGAATCAAAATTGATCCGAGCAACTAGCTCACCAAAGGCCGTAGTCGACATAAAAAATCGGCGAGGGGCCTCATCCGTCAATAGACG